GTTGAATACAATCCAATACTATCAATTGCCTTTACATAAAATGTATATGTTCCAGTTGTCGGTGGAACAAAATAACAAGATGTAGCTTTGCCTTTGAATACATATCCAGAAGTTCCCCAGCCACTATTTGTAGTGCGAACTTCGTAATTTTCAACATCGGCAGCGTTTGCAGCATCCCAATCAATCAGCAAACGTCCACCGGAAACAGTTACTGTTACATTGGTAACTGCTGGCGGTTGATTTTTACGTCCATCAATAGTTGCGGTTGCTACTGTTGTCCACGGCCCTGTAATGCCATTTTTATCAACATAACGAAGCCGATATTTATATTCTGAACCTTCTTCAACTCCAACGAACGTAACTGATTTGCTATCAACATCTGCAACGACTAAATCTTGCCAAATATCAGTTGTATCTTCATTTGATTGCATTTGACCTTGAACGCCAACAACATCTTTGGGTAAAGTGCTTGGATTCTTGAAGCCAACTTTAAGACTATATTCATATACGCCAGGAGCAATACGAGTCATTGCTCGTTCATCAGATACTATTTCACTGATTGTTGGCTTATAAGTAATAACATTTTGCTGCAAAACTGGAGGTTTTGTTATTTGAGAATCAAATGCTGGAATTGGCTCATCATCAGAGTCATAAACTGCTGGAGAATAATCAACCAATGTTAGTCGAGCTGCATGGTCTGATTGTGGCTCAATACTTTGTACAATCAAATCAACAGACTCTTCACCAATATTGCCAAACATAAACAAGTTGCCTTCAGCAGCTTGTGTTGTTGTAACGCTTGAAGTCAATGTAATTGTGTCATAATAACCATCTGTTGATTTTGCGGCAACAGTTCGAGTAATGCTTGTATTGTCTGCTAAACGAATACGGATAGTGTATTGAACGCCAGCGTCCATTGGCATGGATTCTGTAAGTTTAAGTGTTGTTCCATTCACTCGTTCTTTGATTCGACCAGAACCTAATCCCCACATTGGAACGTCATGTGTGACGCGAACCAAGTCTCCACGCGTACAAATTAGATTTTCAAAGTCAACATTAAGTGTATAAACTTCTGTACGCAATTTAAGTTGCGCTAGATGAAAACGAGCATGTTTATAAATAGAATTGCTATCAGTTACGCCTGGAAGCTGCAATTGTTCAAATAATGTTGCATTAGCAGCAGAGTATCCGTCGTTATAAACAATAAATTCATCTGCTTCAAATCCTTTTGCAGCATTTGAGAATTGCACACGGAAAGCATGTGGCAAGCGTGGAATTGAACGATTGCCTTCAAATTGCCATGAATTATATGGTGTGAAGTGTTGGACTACTTGTGTTCTTGGCTTATCTACAATAACAGTCCATTTGCCATCAACGATTGTTGGAGAGGCTCTACCGGCAGCACAAATATCTTTCATAACATCAAGCAAACTTACCTGACCAGTAATAACAATGTCAAAGTTAAATTTGTTTGTACGGCAATAGGTATGCCATGTTTTTAATGCTTCAAGATCAATCTTGCTATCAGCAACTCTCTGAGCATTGGCTGGATGCTGCAATACATAACGCAATAAACTTGCAGGATTGCGTGTTGGGCGCTTAATCCAAGTGTCTGTGGTTACATCATAGTCATAACAAATAGATTGGCATGTTCCCACAACACCTTGCACTGAACCATTTAGCTGATTAGATGCACGAATACGCATTGCTGTCATTGCAAGCGTTTTAGGCGCTGCAATTGGCCTAGCATTTCTAAAACTAGTTATTCCAGTAAGAATACATTTGTTATATGTCGTATTATCACCAACATATCCTGTATTAATATTGATTCTTACATCGTATGTATCGCGTGGAACTTGAAATGAATACGATACAGAGAATGGGTTTTTTGTATTGCGACTTACAGAATATGAAGCATTTTCTTCACGAGTTGTACTTCCTTCTGCAAATGTCATTTCTCTTGCAGAATAAGTTAACGCACAACCAGTAATTGATGAGTCTCTCTTGTCAACAACTTGATATACAGAATCACCTTTAATACATACATCATATAAAGGCTCTTCATTTTCACCATAAGCTGGCATATAACCATATTCGCCATCAAACCCATAATTTTCAGCGCGAAGCCTTGATAATAAAGTTCCACTTGGATTTGCCGTTGGACTTTGTGTAACAGCACCAGTCCTTGCAATCAATACATTTTTATTATTAATAGAGAACCTTGTCCAACGATAAACTTCTTCAAGTTCAGCATCGTTGTCTACGTTATACCAAGCTGGTTGCAAATTATATTTGCGTTGCGGTATATATTCAGCAGCTTCAAGCCATGTGCTTGAACTGGTTGATTTAATCTGAATTTTGCCTGATCGTTTGCGTGTATAAGTATTTCCATAACGTGGATCGATAGCCCAAAGACCCTCTGGGAAATGAAAATCTACACGAATATAATCGCTTGCTTCTTCAAAAGTACGATAAATATATCCATCTTCTGGTTTTAGTTCAGCATTAATGCTTATTTGTTCAACATCTTTACCATATAAAGCATTAAAGTGAGATTTATCTTCTACAGTATCATCCCATCCATTTAATGTTTCATATTCTACTTCTTCAAAATTAGCAATTGGCGTATCACCAATGCGAACGTCTGAAACCTGAATTGGGCCATATCCCCATACAAGTAATGTACGAAGATATGTATTGTTTGATTGAACTTCGCTATACGGGATTGCGCCGCAAGGCGGTGTAAAACGATAACGTCCTAAAACAATAGGAATTGCAGCATAAGGTGTTACTGGATTGTTACCGCCTTGCAACGAATACCACGGACGAGCAGATGTTGAAGTATCTCCAAAGCCAGCCGCTGTACTATAACGAGTTGGGAAAATTGCATTGACTAGCAATGTTCCAGCCATAGTTAGCGCAACAGAAGATGCGCCAACAATTAATGCGCCAGTTAAACTCAATCCACCGGCAGCAGTTGCAAATCCAGCGCCTATTAATGCTGGAGTCAAATAATATTGCTGGAATACAACTACAGCAACAACAACTGCAAGCATTGCAACCATTTTCATGGTTCCACCACCAGTTGGAACTGCACGATATTCAATGATTGAGCCTGGCTTTATTTTATATGTATTCCATTCTTCTTTTGGAACATATTTGCCATCAATAGAAATAACTTGATTTTGTGATATTCCGCATAAAGTTTGCATTGTAATTGATTCAACAATGTTTTGAATTGTTGAGCCTTCAGCAAACTGCGCGTTATACTTAACAGTTTTTAACGGATGCGGCATTGCGTTTAACGTAATCGGAGAACCTTGCTCACGATAACGATAAGTGCCTACATAACGATTTTTCCAGCCAATAGAATCAATACGCTCGATAACAGAATCTTGGTTTTCACGAATATGAAGAAAATATCCAGGATTCGTTACTACACCAACATGGCTTTCTTCTCCATTGACGCGAAACAATACAATGTCACCACTACGAGGAGTGACGGCAATATCCCAAGACTCTTTTTGAGAAGCAATAGCTTCTTGAATTTGATCTACATTACCAGCTTCATAATGCTCATCATAGCTTGGCAATTCAATAGCAAGCTGCTCTTTATAGACAAGTCTTGCTAATCCCCAACAGTCTAGGCCATCTTTGCTACGACCTTTTGCTTTGTAGGGAAGCCCGATATATTCATTCCACCATTGTTCGCGCATTAGAATAGTCCTGGGAAGTAGCTAGGTGTCATGGTATGCGCTGGAAACGGCTCTTGCGCCAGCGATTCCACTGTAAGTTCAGCACTAATTGTATCAGCATTATATGTAAATCCTGACAAAGAGAAGTCAGGAAATTCAGCTTCTACAGTATCAGGAGTTGAACTTAAAATAAGCTCTAGCTTAACCTTCAAAGAACTTGTTAATTGGCGAAAATGCGGTATCAATATGCGTGTAACATCATTAAATGTTATGTTAAATCTTGGCGCACCATCAGGCTCTTCTGTCGGAAGCGTAAGATTCATAGGTATAAAAATGTAATCTCTACCCCTGCTTTCAACACCATAGATAACATCATCAACAGTAGAAGAAAGACGGCCTGTGTAGCCGTCTGCTAAGTATATTGTTTCAGCTAGACCACCACCAGTTAGTGTAAGCAATGTTATTAGTGTTTCACCGCTCTCTGGAGCGGTCATTGCCTGAATAGCATTTGACGATAATGATGCTAAACGACTCATGGAAGAACCTCAAATTTCATTGAAACAGCCCAAAGATCAGGCGTCATATAGTCAAGCGCATAAAGCTCACCTTCGCCGGTTGGAACAATTCGTACTTCAACTAATGAGCCTTTCCGTGGATGCGTAAAATCAAACCTGCCGACAGCTTTAATTGTGTCGTTAATAAACGTATCCAAAGTGGAAATCTGTGACTGTGTCATTGAGAATTTGACACTCATTGTTTGAGGCATATTGCCTCTACGCCGCATTTTTGCAGGGCCAGCATCTGTTTTACTTCTAATGATTAAAGAACCAATATTTTCACTATATCCGTTAATCATTGGGCATTGTGGCAAAGTTGTAGGCCAAGTAGCCATAGTTATCTCCCTACAAGAACAGGACGCGCATTAAAAGTCTGACGCATTGATTGATTTACTGCCGAACCGCTGCGCCTTACTTCTGTCGCAATCATATCGCCAATAGTCACTTCAATACGTCTATTGCCGCGGCTATCAACTGTTTCTTTTTGTGACGATGGCTGTCCGCTATAGTTATTTACTACAACGCT